CCCACTCGGATGAATAACCGAAACGCCGCCATCGGTAGCTAGAGCAATCACGGGCCGCACAAGACCCATCGAATCAAGCTCGCCGCCCTCAAGCCAAGTGGCGGCTACATCGTTTACGGTGATGTTGACTATATCGCCTGCGCTTGTTCCAGCATCGACGGTTGTGCTTGTGTTACGGTTCGCTATGTTTTGGCCCAATCCCCAACTAGCAGTTGAATACATTATGCCGTTATCTTCGGGGAAGCTAATAACAGCCAACGCTTCACCATAACCACTATTGTCAATGCCAACACATAGGCGTCCGTTTAGCATATAAACGCTTGTAATGTCTGGCGCGGTTCGCCCTAGCATTACCGCAGACGGATAGCTGCCGCCCTGCGAAAATTGCATCCAAAGAGGTGCAGCCACATCGTCGAGGTCATAGATGGATACGGTGCTTGTGCCGCCACTCGCATTATCCGCAACAATCAAAGCCATCGCGGGAAACTCGCTCCGCGCCGAACGGGTTGTGCTGCTTCCCTCGTCGAACCAACTCAACCCTTTACAACGCTTCCTCCACGCGCCACCGTCTGAGTCTTGGCTGGTATCATATAAAAATACTGCACCAACGTCGGTGCTGCTGGTGACGGATTTTATCTTGGCAGCGTATTCGCTAGACTGAGTGCCGCCGGTTGCTCGGACGGTCTTGCGTAGAATTTGCAGAGACATATTAGTCGTATGGTGAATGCTCGATTGCCAAGTACCCAACCCCGTCGCCCGCGTTCACGTTCTCAATTGTGAACTGGTCAAGCGTGAGTTCTTCGTCGCCCGGTGACACGAGGCTCATCACGTCGCCCGGTTCAAGCGGGATTCTCACCGCGCCGCCGGTCTTCATAAAATAGACCGTGCCGGTGTTCTCTGTCTTGCTCGCCTTGTGCGCGACCAAGATGAGGTTGTCCGCCTTGACCGTACTCGCCCCGAGTACTGCGCTTGAGGTTGCTCCCGCGACTGTCGTGTATGCGTCGTTGATTGATATTGCTGCCATTTTTTATTTCTCCAAATTTAAGAATCCCACGATAACATGATCCAGCGACTCGCGCTTGAGTCGTAAATGAAAATCCCCATATTGAACCCGCCCGAGCCAGACCTGTCTCCCTCGGTGTTTGTATAAATTCGATTTGCCGCGGTCGTCTCAAGGCTCGAGTCGTGCATGATTTTTAAATCCCATGTCGAATCGTTGTTGAATATGTAAAGCATCCGGCCATCCGCTCCGCCCTCGATGCCGACGAGATTGACGTCGGCGGTCAACCCGGTGAGGCGGACGAATGTCGCGCTGTACGGGTTCAGCGTTGCGTTGCCGCTCGTGACAGTCGTGTCGTCATACCGGGCGTGATGGAGTTTGCCGCCCGAGGTGAGTGTCACGCTGCCGCTCAACGTCGGCGACGTGAGAGTCGAGCTTGCGATTGTGCCGCCGGAGAGCGATCCGATTGTGCCGCCGATCGAGGTTGCGGTCGCGATGGTCACGCCGTTCAATGTCCCGCCTTGACCGTTGACGATGTAGGTCTCGCCTTGAAACTCGACGTCGCCGCTGACAGTCAAGTCGTCGGTCGCGGTGTTGGCCGCGCCGAGCCGCAAATATCGATTGTCTGCGCTCGCCACGTTGAGCAAAGCGTCGGTGTTTAAAGTGAGGTTGGCGTCACTCGTGGCGACCGCCGTGTTTGCGGTTGCGCTTGCGTATGTGTAAAAGACCGACGGAAACCCGTTGTTATTTGGGCGGATCGAATAAACACGGTTTTGATTGTTCCAATCCCAAAAATGAATGCCTTGATACGCGGTCGTTTCGATTGACGTGTTGTCGTCGGTTGACCCGTTTCGACTGGTGAGCGAATCGATGTAGCCGGTCTGCAATGTTTTACTTGTCACCGTTTGCGATCCGGTCAAGCTCGCAAAGTTTGCCATGTGCGCGTCGGTTGTGCCAAACGCCCCGGTCGCCGATGCCATCGCGGTCACAAGATCGTTTGCGATCGTGATCCGTGTCGCCGCCGGTTCGACGGTGATCGGCATCCGCACGTTGTATGCGCTCGTGACCGTGAGAGTAGAAAGCGTAAACGTTGACCACGATCCCGATTCTGAATATGTCAACGCACCGTCGACTTGTGTTGTGAGTTTGATCGAGTCCGCGTCTACGCTTTGCAAGATGAGCGGGCCGGTGTACGGGTTCGCGGCGATTTGCAGAAAGAGTTTTTCTTTCGACAATGCCGCGGTCGCTGCGATCTCGATTTGAGTTGAGGCGGTCGCGACGCTTGTTTTCCAAGTCCGCGTGACTCCGTTGATGACAAGCGTGTCGCCGTCGCTCGGGTTGGTCGACACGTCGATCTGCAACGCCTTTCGCGTCGCCGCCTCGCCTATGCAAACCGTCAAAGCAATTGCCAATATGCAGAAAAAGTTTCTCATCTAAAAAGTGACCGTGTCCGTCATAAACTCGCCGTCGTTTGTGCAATAAATAATAATGCCTTTTGCGCCGTCGGGTGAAACGAGCGTGATTGAATCGCCCGAGCTTCCAATCTTTGCCGCAAAAGTAGCGGTCGCCTCCGCCGTTGTCGGGTAAGTCTCGGTCGCCAAGTCTGTCGGCGTCGACGACTTGAGTCCGTCCGCCTTGACCGTGACTTCGCGCATCAACTCGGTTGAATACGTTCCCGATCCGGTGCGCGCCTCGATCTCTAGTTGACACGTCGCGCTTGTTCCCGTGGCGAGAAGAGTCGTGACCGCGGTCGCGTTGAGTAGCAACGTACCCTCGTGGACGTTGGTTGCGCTTTGAGTTAAATTTGAATTAGTGTGTACCGTCTCCGATCCGCTTGTCGCGTGCGGAGTGGTCAAGCCGATCTTGACCGTGTAAGAGTCGGTGACGATCGAGAACGGGTCAGAGATGCCGCCGCTCGTCTTTGGTTCAAGTAACGTGACCGCAATCGGCACAACGTCGCCTTGAAAGAACGTCGGCAGCGTGACCTCTTGCGTCGACGTCGACGACTTGACGAGCTTGTTGCGCTCGGTGTCGACGTACAGTTTAAGCAATGCCGCCATTTTTTAAAATGGGACGCGCGCCGGACAAACCAAGAAACCGGCACGCGCCCCCGAGTCGCAAAGACTTACGCCGTGGTCGCGTCTTTGATGACGGACATCGCTGCGCCGTGGCGGAGGTTGACGTCAACGTCGACCAATGCGGAACATCGGACTGTCCCTGCATTTCCGCCCGTGTACGGATCGACGAGGACATCGATCCCCGCGCCAAAGTAGCCAATCAACACTTGGCTGAAGTCACCGAAAATGATTCCAGAACAAGCGCTCGAGCTTCCCTTGGTGAGAGTCGACGGCACGATGTTCGCCACGGTCGTCGGGTATCCGAGTATCGTGTTGTATCGCCAATCGAACAGCATCAATCCGGAATTGGTTGCGATCTCAAGTTGACGCAACTTTTTCCGCACCTTGGCGTTGGTGAGGAATTGCATCGTCCCCATCGCGGCGTTGGCATTCTCCGGCCCTGCCTCGACGTCGCAAAGTTTTGCGTAAGTCGGAGCGGCTCCGTTTGTACCCATCGCGACAGTCGTCACGTCGGAGTGCTGCAAGATGCCGGTCGGCTCATTGGTTCCGCCGCCGTTTACCGCTGCCGAATCAATGGCAACCGCAAGCGCGTTCGTGATGTCGTTGCGGATCAATGACTCAACGTCTGCCGATGACTGAATGAGCAAACGCCGACCGATGTCGGTGTATGCCGCACAAGTTTTCGGTGACAACTGGACTTGACCGATGACTTGAGTCGTCTCGCTCGGTGCTGCATTTTCAGCAACCCACGAACCCGCTGCGCCCGTCGTGACTTTCGGCACGGAGACGTTTGACGAGAGACCACTCAACACGGTTGCGCCGAGTTGACCCATGACCATCCGAGCGCGTAACGCTTCGATGACCGGGACTTGAACAATCTCGTCAACGAGTTTCGCGCCAGTAGTTGACGCGCCCGCGGTGAGATCACGCTGACCGACGAACTTGTTGGTCACGTCGTTTGGCAAAAAGAAACCTCTCGGACTCTTGCCGCTGCGTTGAGCTACTGCGTGAGATGCTTCCATCTCAAGACCGGCGTCTTGCGGACGACCGGAGGCGACTGCCTCGATTGCGCGTTGCAATGAATACTCGCCAACCTCTTTGTTGGAGAGTCCGATTTCCTCGCGCTCATCGGACGGAACGGCGACCGGCTCGTTTGCTCTCTGCTCAAGCAGATGATCTTTGAACTGATCGGCGGACTTGCCCTCGGCGATGAATGACAACGCTTCGTCGGAGGCGTTGAACTGACGACCGATGGCGGCGATGTTCTCTGCGCGCTTGTCGGCTTTGACCTCAATGGTCTTTTCTGATTTTTCAGACATGATATTATTTTGTGATCTTTCTGCCTCGGGTTCTTCCGCGGCGGGTTCTGGCTCCGGCTCCGTTTGTGGCTCCGGCTCCGTTTCGGGTTCATCTTCACCGCGAGCGACTCCGACAGATGTATCCGCCGGGATGCTTACGATTGAGACTTCGAGTGGACTCCAACTTTTCGCGCGATAGGTTTCCGGCCCGTCACCGTCATCGGAGTCTTGGACAAACTCGTCGACGCGATACCCGACAGAGACCATCCGTCGGATACCGTCTAAAACATCTTGAAAAATTTCTTGCGCGCGTGTGGCTTTGCTAAACCTCACGGTCGCGCGTCCCATCTTGTCGGGATCAATGCGGGCATCTTCCACGACGCCGATCTGCTCGCCCCGGTCATGCTCGAGCAGTAGTGGCGCGCCCCCGTTCAACCGGGAGAGGTTGACACTCTTGGGATCGTGGTCGAGCACCTCGCGCCCGAATGAACGCTCGACGGGTTCCTCGGATGAGAAAGCAAGCTCGACGGTTCGCTCGTCTTCGTTGATCGCAGACCGATCGAGTTCGACCGATCGTTGCTGCGTTTTATTGGTCGGCAGATTTTTCGCCATTTTGTTTTTGTTCATTGGTAGCGGTATCGTTTGATGATTCTCCCAAATTGACCCCCGCGGCCTCGATCAGCGTTTGATCTTCCGCAAGCTCATCAATGACATCCTCGAAGTCGCCGCCCATCTCGGCAACCACTTGCCGCCGGGATTTGAGACCTGACTCGATGCTGGTGATGTTGGCTTGAATGTCTTTGAGCGGATCGACCCATTGCCAGCGACGACCGCGGAACTCTGCCGCGTTGAACTTGTCCATCTTCTCGGCGGGCAGCTTGAGCGCATCGGTCAAGAGTGCTTGCTCGAGCCACGCAAAGAAGACCGGGCGACAAAGATGATCGATAATAAAATTCTGGTGCGTCTTGTATTCTTCGCGTTCGTCCAAGAGACCGGCGCGGATCGACGAGTAGTTGACATTTTCCAGATCGTTCGCTAATGTGTTATAGCTCACTCCGAGACCCGAGGCGACGCCACGCAAGACCGCTTTGTTGAAGTCACCAAACGCGCCGTTTGGATGTTGGAAGTCGACCGCTTTAAAATCCATCCCCATCGGGAGACGCTCGAACGATCCCGGTTCAGCCTCGTAAACAAGATTGCCGTCGGCGTCTTCGCTCGAGACATATCCGTCGGGACTGGTCTCCGTGTAAAATCCCATCTTGCTCGCGCTGACTCTTGCCGCCACAAGTTCCGCTTCGCGGTATCCCTCAAGCATTCGCAAGCCGGTGATCGAGCTTGCAAGCCAAGGCACGCCTTGCGTTTGACCGGGTCGATCTTTGACGAACAAGTGCAAGACCTCACTTGCCGGGATGCGCTCGCGCTTGTTTGCGGAGTAGCCCAAGACATGAGTGTCGCCGGGATGCCGTTGTAAAACGTGGTAAGCAACCGGCTTGCCGAATTTGTCCGTCTCGACGCCAAACCGAATTTGACCGTCGGCGGTCTTGTCATTGAGATCGTGATCGAGATGATCCGCCTCGATGATTTGCAACGCGAGCTTGTACGGGTTCGCGTAACCGCGGACGAAACGAATCAAGACCGATCCGTCTCGAGCCATTGATCGGAGTGCCAGACGTTGCACGTCAATCCAAGTCGTACATCCGTCGACGCAGCAACTCTCTTTGCCGCCCCAATCAGAAAACGCGCCCTCGATCTTTTTGTTGGCTTGCTGGTCTAGGTTGCCCGAGAAGTCGCGGGACTTCATTTGTAACTTGATCCCGGTCGAGCCAAGCACGTTGTTCTCGAGTGCCTTGAAATAGCGGCGAGCGTAGTCGTTGTTGCGTTCGAGTTCTCGGGCGCGCGCTCGGAGAGTCTTCAAGTCGCCTTTGATCTCGGCGTCGCCACTTGAGATGACCGTCGCCCAATCGTTTGTGAGAC